GCTTGAATAGATTCATTGGATCGGGTTGATTCTCCAACCAAGTTTTGACCTTCTCAGCGTCCTTGGAAAGTTCAGAGATTTTAACGCTGATCCTAACTGTAGAAGTGTTATACATCAGGCCAGTCGTTTCCTTGCTGTGAGTCTCAACGATAATGTCCCTACCCTGAACCGGGTCTGAAAAGTCTCCGATGTCGTCGTCTTCGAAGAACTTCAAGAGTTCCATGTAAGTTTGCTTACCAAATTCCCAAAGGCGAACTCCTTTGTCCTCCTCTCCACGTACTATGGCTGGAACGAACACGCGAAGCCGTGGTTCGAGCTTCTTTGCTGACTGCCAATCGCTGGTCTTGCGAAGCTGTTGGGCAAACTCCACGATCGGATCCTTTTCTCCGTAAGACGTTGGACTCAACATCATCTTGTTGTTGATTCCGTAGTGCATGAAAAGTTCCTTGAACGGGTTTTCCTTGCTGTAAGCGCTAGGTACGATCCTAACTTGATGCTTTCCCACTGCTGGGCGCCAGAGGTCTTGAGAGAGCTCTTTCTTTTGGCCTTTTGGATTCTGTAACGACGCGAGTCGCTGCTTAAGTTTTGAAAGATCCATATAACTGTTTTTTACGAATTTACTAAATTATGAGAACGCAGAAAATAATATTATAAAGTGATTATCTTGTGTATCAAAGTGTTCAGTTTCCTGAACTCTTCTCCTTGCGTTAACAGGATGCTATTCCTGTAATCTTGCCAGTTTATCTTGTAGTTCGGATCCAACACTTGATTGTTCAGTGATCTTATCAAGCAATTCAGTGCGTTTATGGTGTAAAGCGTGTTTGACTCTTTTTTCCTGTGCAAGAGTATTGTGTTGGGCAGTACGGTCTTGGACCTATCATCAAGGTCCACGTTGTAAGTGCAAAGGTACTCGTCTGATTCAGGTGACACGAGAACAAATATCTTACCGTAAAGTATGTTATACTGAGACGTGATTTCGTCCAGTTTTTTGTCTAAGTTTTGTTTGGGAGAGAAAGTACAAAATAATTTATTCGCCATATCCAGGTCTTCGTAGTATTGCTGTGAGGCACCATAACCGTTTGTTTGAGTGCTACTAATAAATACGTTCATTTTACTCTAGTTTTTACTTAAAGTTGTAAGTTTTGCCGTGTTTGTGTTTAACCACCATTCCTCCCTCTTCCAATATGTTTTTGATCCCCGCAAGCGTAGCTTGTCCGTCTTTTACGTTGAAGTCTATGAGAAACGCGTCGTACGTCACCAGGACTAACTGGGACTTCTTGGTCGATAGGTATTGCCTGACCTTATTGATCACCTTAACGTTCTTCAAGGTCTCGTAATTCTGCACGATGTAGTTAAAAAGCTTCGTCCTGTTGATCTCCTTCTCGTGCTTTATCAAGCGACCGAAAGGCAGTTGATACACCCTGTCGCTCTTGTATCTCTTGTATTGCTTTTCTGTGTACTCCTTTATGTCTTTGAAGAAGGGTAGATTCTCGAACCTCTCCTCTACGGTTCCGTAAAGTTGTTTGAAGGTTAACCTCTTAGACTCTTCGTACTCTTCCTGAGTCAAAACTTCCTTATCGAAGTACTGCTTACCGAACTGCAAGTGGACGGGCTCTTTGGAGAGACTCGATCCCAAAAGTTCAGCTATCAACCTTGGGTGGTAACCATCGAAATCAAACTCTACTAAGAACTCGTTCTTTGGTAACACGAGGGACCTAGCTTCTTCCGTCTTTGGTATTGACAGGAAATTGAATCCGTTAAACGCGTTCGTGGGTCGACCCGTAAGGTTGTATAGGTTGTAACTGGAATACACGACTTCGTTCGTTTCGAAGAAGTTGGGAGCTCCAATCCCAAAGAACCTACAATACTTCGAAGAAAACTTGATGCCCCTGCTCTCTACGTACCTGTACGCTTCGCTCAGCTCGTCGTAGAACTCCAAGTTGCTTTCGAGCCCAAAGAACTGCCTCACCAGGTCGTACACGCACTCGGAAGATTCGTAGTGCTTTGATATAGGAACTATTTCGTTTACCCTCTCTTCCAACCCAAAACTCGAGTAGAAGCCCCTTTTGGTCAGCGTGTCGCAATCGAACTTTGGCGCCTCGTTAGTCCTATCCAAAACAGTAAAGTTGACGTCTATGAGAGTAGAGTGATCGAAGAAGTACGAGTGAAACTTCTTGTCCAACACGTAGACCCTCTCGTGTAACTCCACGAACTGCTTGATCCTTTCGAAGTCTATCGAAAAAGATTCTGAGTGGCTAACACACAACACGTACCCCTTCTTTCCGTTGTTGTAATACACAAGAGACGGCTTGGAAAGTGTGGGGTGATAGCTATCGCTGTTCGTTATTAGGTTAACGAAGCACTCGTCTGATACCTCAAGCTTCTGTAATTGGGATTCTGTCTCTATTATGAAATACACAGTTCGTAACCTTTTCAATAAATTTAGAAAGAAAACGAAACAAAAAAAACTTTTAATAATTTGTAGGGCCACTCCTAGTAGGGCTGCTCCTAATTTCAATAGGTCTATCTGTAAAGTTACTGTTTATGGACCCAAGAGAATAGCCATCTACCGAAAGATCTGCTTGATTGCCTGTAGAGTTAGTGGGTCTTGCGAACTTGGCGTAGTCCTCTCCCACGAACTCTTTGAGTCCGATAAAACTTTTATTGGTGGTTTCTACTAACCTTTTGTTTGTGTCTATTATTCCAGCACGAGTGTCGTATTGCGAAATTCTTTTGTTTGTTAAAGGGCCAGTAAGCTTCCAAAGTATGCTAGTAGTTTGGTAGAAAGATATGTCGTATTCAGCCGTACCGTTTCTTATACTATCGAACTCTTGCTCAGAAATTTCCATCACGTAACCGTTTTGGTTTTCCCTTTTTAAAAAGTACCTAGTGAGGTATCCCCTAGAATAGTCAGATTCCGAGGCGAATGGGTAATAAGAAGTGGGTTGTTGTCGGTTTTCGTTTTTTAATAGTTTCGTTTTTTTGTTTATCTCATCTATCGCGTTATTAGACATATTAGCAAAAGAAGGATAATTCAAATTGGAGTACTCCTCTACAATAGTTAATCGTTCATTTTTTCCTAATACAGGATTTTCTCCAGAGAAATAATTTCCATCGTACGTAGAATAATATGATCCCGTATAATCTTTTCCGTTCAATAAAAATTGACCCAGAGTTGCCTTTTGATTGGTTTTTATTTTAGAAGTTGGGTAATATCTTAACATTTTTATACGTATTGACTCATATTATTCCACACTATTTTAGCATCTCCAATAACTTTAGCGTCTATTTCCGCCAATGGCCTTCCCTTATATTTAGTCCTTGCTCCGAAACCATTCCATTTTTCGTACCACAATTTTGCAAATTTATTATCCGTATCTGCACTTTCGAAACCTTTTTCTTTAAAAGATTGAACCTTTTGTTTTACGAAAGCTTCGTAGCTTTTGAAAGATATAAAGGCTTTGCAAAGTCCAGTTCCTCCTTCTAGTGCTACTACGTATCCATCGTGTAATTCTGGATTAAATTTCCATCCTCCTGCTGTTATGTCAAATCCTCCAAAATTGTAATTAAACCCTCTGAAGTTTTGCTCTAATTTTATTGTCGCCATTATAGCTCGAGCTAGTGTTGATCCATACGCCTTTGTCAATTTTTTACCTTCTATATTCGGATCTATTTCCGTTCTTCTAAACGCTTGTTTTTTACCTTCCCAACCTTTATTTAAATTTTTATTTGTGTAGGGTTCATCGCAACGACCAGTTTTTGTATTAGTAACGATGTTGAGTACTTTATTATCAATCTTAGTAAATCCTGCTGCGCTTTCGTTTTTTTCCTTACTTGCACTAACGTAGTCTATGTTATCTCTAAGATATACCATATTAGACTTTACAGAGGTGTTCCACTGATTGTTTTCTATGGTGTGAGACAATCCAATTACACAAAATCCGACCCTCCTATCTACTGACTCTTCATCCATTTTGTTTTTAGCAGTATACGTGTAAGGTAACAACTCTTCGTTTACACAGAAAGATTGGTACATATTGAACCCAGAAATTCCATCTGTTGTAAAATTTATAGATACTGGAATTATTGCTGAAGCTCTTGTGGCAGGGTCTTCGGATTTAATTTTTGATATTCTACTAATATAGTAAGGGGTTGCAGATTCTACGTAGTCACGTGGGACGTCTATCTGCCCATAAAATGCTTTAATAGCGCTATTAAATTTTTCTGCCGCAGTTATATCGCCCGTTGTGTTTGTTTCCTTGTCTTTTTTTCTATCTTTTGAATTTTCCGAAACAAAATCGCCCCTTAGTGTAACGTACCTGTCTCTAAAATTTTTATTTATAAAACCAAAGGGAGTAGAATCAGACGACATTTCTCCTTGATATTTTTCGGAATTAGCAGAGAGAGCCACTAAATTAGATAGTCTACTGCTAATATCGGTTTTAATGTCTAAGGATTTAGCGATAGAGGTTTTACCGTAAAGAGGTAATTCGTAATCACTGTTTTTTTCTCTTTTCCTATATATTTGTCTCTCTTCTATATCTGGGGGCACCAATTGATCGTCTACTATGTAAAAACAGTTTGCTTCGTCATTGTAAGCGAGTCTAAGTAAGTTGTAGTTTCCTAAATATTTGCACAAATCTGAGAGTAAGTTATCTATAAAAGGTTTAAAATAAACAGAATTAGTTCCATCGTTTTTACAAAATCTTTTTATAGTGTTGAGTAAATAATCTACTTCTATTAAAATATTCATTACTTTTCCTCGATATACGTCTTTACCAGTAGATCCGTCCTCTATAAAATCTGGTATACCGCGACTGAGGGCGTCGTTATCCTTCGGCTTAAATAACGGTTCGTTTTTAAATGAATCATCTAATACCGTCTTAGAAAAAAGCTCTTTAAATTTTTCGCCTTCTCTATCACCAGAATAGGGTATTATAAAATTAAAGGGGTTTGTAGTTAAGTGATTTAGACACGTTAGACAGAAGTTAGTATTTGGATTGTAATCTACGTAGAAAAAAGGACGCTTGTTTTGCGCTTTTTCTCCCTTAGAATCGTACATGAGACACATGTGATTCATAAGCATCAATAGGGTCCCCAATTTTATATATACCGGTCTTTCTAGCGTTATGCCTTGGGAAAACTCTTGACTTATTTGATAAGGTGCGATATAGGACTTTAACAAAG